ATGACAAGCGGAGCCTCGGGCGTGGGCCACACAAGCCCGGTCTGATCTTCAAAGCCCTTGGCCTTGAGGTAGGCGTGTCCTGTAATTTTGCATTGCTTGAGAATCCAATCAGCCTTGCGTGCAGCCTCTGTTTGCCGCCTTTCGATATCGTCCTGCGCTTGCTTGATAAAAGGGGTGACCCTCTTGAAATCAACGGGCTTGTCAGTCTTCCATACCGATACCTCGGTTTGGGTGGCGTGGTTCTGCACGAAACCATGATCGCCCATGAACTTGACCGCGCCGTTTCTTTTCCGAGGATGATCCTCTGTAGGGTATCGCCGCCACACGCCAGGAGTGGGCAGACTGTCAATCACAATGCCTTGGGCGCGGCAGAACTGAACGAAATCCATCAAATACCTCTTTTGATCTTGTTGATGTAAGCCCGGAGTCGTTTCTGTATGAACTTTTCAATCTCTGCGTTGGGCATCTTGGGTTGAGAGTGCAAGCCGCGAGGCCACATTCCAAACTTTTCTTTGAAAGTATGAGCAGCGCGGCCATTCGACCATCCCTTGTGCTTCATGTACCAGTTAAGCATCGACCACCAATCTTGTTTTAAAGAAGTCGAAACCATAGCCCCGACCTCTTCAAGCTCTCCAGGCACAGACACGACTGCGTTCTTTCTCTCACGAACCAAACCGCAGTTATGACAGGTATCCGAACCCTTGGGCCACAGAGCTTCGCACCGAGGGCAGACCGATTCCTTCTTCTCTTTGTCTGTCGGTTCTTTTTTTGTCTTTTCCCTCCCATCATCCAGTTCGTTAACCCCACCTTCAAAGACCTGTTCCCAATCACCTCGAAACCGAAGATAGTTCCCCGAATGATCTAGCCAGACCGCGAAGTCCTTGCCCGGTGAACCGCGCATGATGCGGCCCATCTGCTGGATGTGGGAAGACAAAGACTTCGAGAAAGGCCGAGCAGAAATACCAATCAAAACATCAGGAACATCAAAGCCCTTGCTCAAAATGTCCGTGGCGATCAGTCCGTGGATTTCTGTGTCGGGCTTGGCAAAGTCTTCGATCACATCACGCTTGAACTGGTCGTCATCTCGATACGAGATAGAGATGAAGTTGTAGCCCTGCTCTGCGAACTTTCTTTGAAGGTCTGTGCCGTGGGCCACACCCGAGCAGAAAACGATGGTCTTGACGGGTTTGCCGTAAATCTCATGCGTCTTCTTGATCCACTCGGCAACGATATCCCCGGTGATGACCATCCCACGAATCTGCGCCTCGTCCTGCGACCACTCTCCGGCCACCTTCTTGGCTCCGGTCATGTCGATTTGCTTGGACACGAAGACCCGCAGCGGAACAAGCACCTTCTGCTCCACCAGTTCTTTAGTGGTGACGGTGCTGACCACATGGTCGTAGACCTTTGCCAATCCCTTTGTGAAAGGGGTGGCGGTCAGACCTATCACGCGAACATTTGGATTGTTCTTGATGAAGTTGAGGGTCTGTTCCCGAGTCTGATGCGCCTCATCAACGATGAGAAGGTTCAAATTAGGAAAAGTGCCTCTGCGCTCCAAAGTTTGAGCCGAGCAGACTTGGATGTTCTCCGAGGGACGATACCGCCAATGACCCGACTGCAACACCCCATGATCGATTTGGTAGCGTTCCAATCTTTGAGAGGTTTGATCACACAGGATGATGCGGTCAAGCAGCATCGCAGCTTTGTTGCCCTTTTCTTTGGTCGCGTTAAGAAGAGCAATCGCCATCTCAGTTTTCCCCGCGCCAGTTGGGGCGTACAAAATCTGAGTGCGCTTGCCCTGAGCAAAACCTTGGCGAAGCGCATCAAGAGTTTGCTCTTGATAAGGTCTAAGGTTTAGTCCCATACATTCAGTTCTCGCCATGCTGCTGCTGCACAGAGGGGCACTTGTCCGTTTCCAATGGCTTTAAGTCTGTCCATTCGACAGGCCACCCCATCAGCCACTCGACCCATGTCGGGTTCAAACTCCCACCAATCGGGCGACCCAATTCCTGTTGGACTGCGTTGGGCAACTGCCACATGTGTGCCCGTTCGCCCTTCTCCAGTTTCAGTTGGGTTGCCCCCCAACCGTTGGCTCCCTTGTAGTCCCGACGGGTTGGCGTGGGCCACAGTCGTGGGTTGGCTACCTGATCCGCCAAGCGAATCTGAATCGGCTGACCATTGGCTCGGTGGGCCTTGCCCTGTTTCAGCAACCCCGAAGTCCCGCCCGCCCCAGTGTCTGGTGTGCGCCACAAGCCAGAACCTGTCGCGCTGATGCGGCGCACCGACATCGGCTGCTCCCATAACCGTCCATCGCGAGTCATACCCGAGCGCGGCAAGCTCTCCAACGACTCGGGTTCCTCCGAGAGTAGTGAGCATTGGGCTGTTTTCCACGAAGACGAACCGTGGTCGTACTTCGCCAACCACCCTCGCCATTTCTCGCCACATCCCTGATCGCTCCCCTTCAAGGCCGTCTCCGTTGATGTTGGCAATGGAGATGTCCTGACAGGGAAAGCCGCCCGATATGACATCAACAATGCCTCTCCACGGTCTTCCGTCAAAGGTGCGAATGTCATCCCAAACCGGGAAAGGCGGGAGAAGTCCGTCATTTTGTCGGGCGCACAGTACGCTTGCGGGATAGGGTTCCCACTCAACTGCACAGACTGTTCTCCATCCGAGGAGGTGGCCGGCCAGGATGCCTCCACCAGCGCCCGCGAAAAGAGCCAACTCATTCAATTCCCGCCTCTTTGAGTTTCTTCTGAAGCATCTTGACCTGCTTCTTCAACTGGGCGTTCTCAGCCTGGAAGGTGTCCCGGCTAACCGACAAAGCTTGATTCTCAATCGTCAACTGCTTAACCTGCTCTTGCAGTTCTTCAATCAAATTCTTAGCCTTTATTCTGTCCTCCGGCGTGGCCTCCATGACCCCAACGGCAAGCCGCTTCTCCAGTTCAGAGTTGCGCTCGACAAGTTCGTCAATCACCTGATCTCTTGGGTCGGGAACGACCGGCTCTTCAACCTCTTCTGCCTTTGGCTCTGCCTTTTTCTCAGTCTTCGGGGTGGTAATATTTCCACCAGCAACCTTCATCCAAGCCCTCAACTTGGCAACGAAGGGATGAGAAACATGGCACTGGCGGGCGATCTCTCGGTCTTTCCATTCGCCCCATTCAAAGTCCTCAAGCATGGTCATTACTGCCTTGCGCCGATCCTCCACCGTCCTGCGTAGGCCATGCTGAGAGTTGGCTGACAGAGAGTAGAGGATGGCGTCTCGTAAAGTCCCCGTAATGACATCGCAGTTGATCGATGCCTTGCCCGCCCGCTGTGCAGCCAGAAGCCGATGAAACCCGTCCGACAAGTAAAAATCGTTGCCGTCATGCACCACGGAAATGGGAGGAAACTCTACGCCTTCCTTCATCAGTTCAGCGTACTCATCTACGACTGTCTGATCCAACTTCTCCCGGCTCTGAGTCCCTCCGTCAATACGAATGGCCCTGATGTTGACTGACTTGATCATGTTGCTCCTTTAAAAAGTGGAAGCGCAGAGTACCGCAGATCAAGCCCCGTGTCAACGGGTAGGAACACCCCCTTTACAACAGTCAGATTTTCGGTTACTCTGGCCACCTCAATGGCGTTTCTCTGGGAGCATGACGATGGACAAGCTGAAGAAAACGATTCCTTGGGTGCCGATAGGGCATCCTAGTTTCAAATGGAGTAGTGGTGCAGATGTCCAGGCCACTTGGGCGCAAACACGGATGGACTCCTCCAAGTGCGGGCCGTGAGCCGGTGTATCTGGAACATAAAGAACCGGAGTGGATGCGTGTGCGGAGGGTCAAGTGATGCAGCGGCTTGAGGACGAGGACTTGCTTGATTCTTTGGGGTGGCTGATCGGGATGCTTGCCGCCATCGGGTTTTTGTTCGGAGCCGTGGTGTATTTTTGCCACTGGATTGGGTGGCTATGATCCACGAAGGAGGAGAGGTCGAGTGGCTTGAAGAAAAACTGTGGCGTGACTACTTTGCTCATCTAGCCGCACACCCCGACCCCCGTGACCCTGACTACCCGGAGTTGGAAGACTACGGACTGAAGGATGAAGATGAGTAGAGAAGCAATGCAGAAGGCATTGGCGTACATAGAGGAGGTTGACTATGGCCCATACGATAAATGGCCGGTGATTATCGCCCTCAAGCAAGCCCTTGCCGAGCCTGAGCCAGTCATCGACAAGACGATAGCAAAGCGTATCGCAACGCAACTGGGGTGGGAGCCGCCCAAGAAGCCGTTGAGTGAGGATGAGATAGCACAAGCAATGTATAGGGCAGATGCGATCGTCACTGGCCCCATGCAGTTTCGATTCGCCAAAGAAATTGAACGCGCCCACGGCATCAAGGAGCAAGAACATGAATGACAACACAGGTGGCGGGGCGTTCCCGCGCAATGTAGACAGCCACTCCGTCATGGGCATGACCCTGCGCGATTACTTTGCAGCCAAAGCGATGAACGCTTTGATTTTGCGTGAAGGCCAAGACGCGCTTGTGGTGTCAGACATTGCATTTACAGCCTATCAATATGCGGATGCCATGCTCAAGACAAGGCTAGAAGAATGAACCGCGAAACCATCATTGTTCTAGCACAGGAAACCATCTTCCATTTGCCTAATGAAAACTGTTGGGACTTCGCGCTTAGAACAGTCGAGCAGATGCAACACTTCGCCAAGCTTGTAGCTGATGCCGAGCGTGAACGCATCATTGCTGCCAATCCGCCAGAGATTAAGAGGGTCAAGGCGCACATCAAGGCGCTAGAAGGTGCAGCCGCCAACAGGAGCATGGAGTAATGAATCGCACAAGCCTTTACAGACACTTCAACGGTGAAGGAAAACTTCTGTATGTTGGAGTTTCATTGAGCACAATACAAAGACTTGGGCAACATAAAGAACATTCTGATTGGTTTGAGTCGATTGCGCGTGTTTCCATAGAACACTTTGATACACGAGAAGAAGCCCTTGAAGCCGAGCGATTAGCAATATTTCGTGAGCGACCTCTGCACAACATAAACCACAAGTACAGTGCAGAGAAGAGGTGCAAAGCAACCGCGACCGAACAGGCCAAGAAAGATTTGATGGCTAAGATTGTGTACTTCAACCCGGTTTACACATTAGACGCAGCCGCCGACGCTTTATCTATCAGTAAACGATTGATAACGATATGGGTTAGAGAGGGAAAGATTGGTTACTTCACGATGCCCAACAAGACCGGAAAGCCAGTACCCTACATCAGCGGTTGGCAGTTAATTGAGCACATCGAAAGTATGCTGAAAAAATCGCAAAATCAGGTTTCTGAGCTGCTTAAAAAAGTCGCATAAGCGAGAAAGAAATGATCGAAGTAACACCAGCCCAAGTCATCCACGCAGATGCAGCAGCGCATCAACTCCACGCAATTGAACTCTTAAAACTCTGCCATGCCTATCTGCGTGGCGTGGAGATCAACGAACCAAATAGATGCAAACTCATCGACCGTGACACGCTGGCCCGGTTAATCAACATCTATCTCAACAAATATGACTTTTAATCTTCCAAAATACACCTGGGACAAAGATCGCGTCCTGTGTAAACAGTGCAAGCACTACCGCGAACGCTTAGACAATCCTCGTTATCACTCGGGTGTGGTGATCATGCTCTGTGCAGTCAACCCTTTAAAGGGCTGCCGTGGAATCGGCACCTGTAGTCAAAACCGCAGCCAAGGGCCTTGTGGAATTGAAGGCCGCCTCTTCCAACCTCACCCGGAATATCACAAACTCCTCAATGGCCTTCAACAAGCAACTAAGGTTGAGGAAGAACTGAAGTGGAAACTGGAAGCCGCCAGGATGAAGGTGGACATCTGCAGCTCAGAGGAAGCCTCAAACCGGATGCAAGTCAGGGCTACGGAGTGACTCTGAGCATCACCCCGATCACCTTGGACGAAGCAAATGCGTTTGTTCAAAAGCACCATAGACATCACAAGCCAGTTGTCGGCCATAAGTTTTCAATTGCAGTAAGTTCAGAAAACGGGATCGTTGGGGTCGCAATCGTTGGCAGACCAGTTTCAAGATTTTTAGACAACGGCTGGACACTTGAGGTAAACAGGTGCTGCACTGATGGCACGAAGAACGCCTGTTCTATGCTGTATGGTGCATCTTGGCGAGCCGCTAAAGCACTTGGATACACAAGACTTATCACCTACACCCTCCCAGAGGAAGGTGGCGCAAGTCTAAAGGCTAGTAATTGGCATCTTGTTGGAGAGCGCGGGGGCGGGAACTGGAATTGCAAAACAAGGCCAAGAATTGACACTGCGATGGAACTGCGTGGACAAAAACTATTGTGGGAGGCTACTTGATCCCAAAGCAAACTTACATCCGAAGCCCGAAGCTCCTCAAAGCGGTGGCTGAACTTCAGTGTCAATGCTGTGGACACCCAGACTCCCAAGCTGCTTCATGCGAGCGCCCCGCACCCTTAGAACAGCGCCTCTGTCTGGTTGTCCATCATCTCTTGGACATACTCACGGCCCTTGTCAGTGATCGTCCAAACTTCCGCCAAATTGCCAAGCATGGTGTACCGCCTGTTGCCAGATTCTTTGAGATAACCACCATCATACAAAGAAATCCGACAAGGACGGTAAGAGTTGCCATTGATGCCGGTGATGATCTGACCCTCTTCATCAGTCAAACCATTGGCCTCTTTGCTGAAAAGAACCAAGATAGATTCCTTCTTCTCAGGGAATCTATCTTTGATCCCAATGGCCGCAGCAGTGCTTGTTTCACTGTGCCGCTGATGAGGTGGCAACTCCCCAGGCGCTAGGCCCTTGTTGCACAAAGCGATGCACTTGTTGATCGCCTCGGAAACAAACACATCGTCAGCCTCAATCGCCGTCAGTTCCTTGCGGATCAGGCGCAGCGCGTCTTTCACATACATGACATCCTCCCTTAACCCCTATTTATCACCCAAAGGCTCCCCCTACCCCACCGTATTTTTTGTGCACTGCACAACGGTCGAGTTGGGAGAGGATGCCTTTGGTGTGTATCACCCCCTTGCGGGAACCTCATGTGCCTTTCGACACCCCCGGACTTGAGGTTGCGGCGAGTCCCGTGGATTCTTTCGGATCTGCCCCGGCTCAGTTCTAAGACTGGCTTACCACGATACCGCTTTTCTTCCACGCTGCCACGGTTGGGGCACTTGCTATCGGATGGAGTCCGACTGCAAAGCGTGAGGCCAAAAGAAAAACCGCTAAGAAAGACCCCGGTGAGAACCACCCCTCTAGTGGGAGGGGGCACCCCATACGGGGTCAGGGCCTTACTTAGCGGCTCTCCTGCATGGTTCTCACGCCTAGCAGTGATTAAAACTCTACACGGTGAATCAACGAATGTCAATCCCAGAAGAAAACCCCCACGCTAGGTGGGGGGATAAAAGAGTTGTCCATCAACTCAAAAGGAGAAACACACTGACACTGCGAGTGTCCCCATCATGCTACTGCTTTTCGGGGTGAATGTCCAGTACCTCCACTCGGACGAACCCGCCAGTCTCGTCTGCCTTCTTGATGGTGATCTCCCATCTTGAATCATCCACCCCAAAGATGTCCACCAAGCCGTCTATTCCGGCCTTGAAGCGCGCCAAACAGTTGTCTAGGTCTATTGCCCTTCTGGTGGGTGGATAGAAGGTTAGGCGTACATGTAGCCGATCCGCCTCCAGCCGGGTCGCCCTCTGGGAGAGGGCCGTCCAGGCGCAGTCCTCCCGGTACTTCTTCTTGGCTTTGGCTAGTTTGGCCCAGTGCAGCCGAACATTGGGGCTGAGTTCCTTCGGGGGCCAGGGCATCGTGAAGATCATAAGTGGTAATATTACCACCCATAAGTTAGGTTAGGTGGGGGGTTGACAGGTGCATTTATGTCTGATACATTGACACACATACTAACAGAAAGGAGAGACACATGAAGTTGACCAACAAGTTCAACTTGCCGCAGACCTTCATCAATGTGATCCACCGGCCCACCTACACCAAGGGGGACTCTCACATCTCTGCGACCGAACTCCTGAACAGTCCTCGTATCGTGCAACTCAAGCACAAGCACTGGGAAGAACTGGAGTCAGACGCATCAGAGATGGTGTGGCAACTGTTCGGCTCTGCCGTCCACTCCATCTTGGAGCATGGAAAAGACAGAAACCACATCGTTGAGCAGCGGCTGTTCTCTGTCTTCGATGGTTGGACGATCTCGGGTCAGATGGATCTTCAGGAAGTCTTTGAAGACGGCATCGTGATCTCTGACTACAAAGTAACGGGTGCTTGGTCAGTGATGAATGAAAAGCAGGACTGGCACAACCAGTTGAATGTCTATGCATGGTTGATCGCACGAGCCAAGGGTATCCCTGTCAAGAGCGCACAGATCATCGCCATCATCCGCGACTGGTCGGCCCGGGAAGCGCAGACCAAGGATGGTTATCCCTCGTCCCCCATCGCCACGATTGACATCCCTCTGTGGTCGTATGAGGAGCAGGAAGCCTATGTAAAGAAGCGTCTGTCTCAGCACAACGATGCGTACTTCGCCCATCACACCGATGGCGAGATGCCCGAGTGCACGGCAGAGGATATGTGGGAAAAGCCCACGGTGTACGCCGTTCGCAAGGACGGCAATGTGCGAGCCAAGTCTGTCCACGAGACACGCGAGGCCGCAGATCAAGCCCTTGAACAGGCCAACTCAAAGGCCAAGAAGGGCGAGATCTTTCTGTTGGAAGTGAGAGAAGGTGAACGGACGCGGTGCAAGTCGTACTGCCAAGTAAGCCAGTTTTGTGATCAATATCAAATTTATGTCAAGGAGAAAACAAGTGCTGATCAATGTGACTGAAAACGAACTTATCACGATTGGAAAGGGATTGTCCCTTCTGCCGTGGATTGAAGTGAATGATTTGTTGATGAAACTGTCTCAACAACAGCAAGCATCTAAGGCTGCTGCTCAAGTTGCTGCCAAGCAAGAGATTGCTTCAAAGCAAGAGCCAAAGGTCATCAATGCGCCCTACGGCTTGAAGAAGGACGGCACACCCGCCAAGCGCCGTGGCCGTAAGCCAACAAAGAGGAAGACCCGTCAATGACACCCGCTGACTTACTCAAGATCAATGTCAACGACAAGGTAGAGAAGAAAGCAAATCTGACCTACTTGTCATGGGCATGGGCATGGGCTGAAGCCCTGAAGGCAGACCCTGCTGCAACATTTAATGTCTCAACCTTTGACCGTGGTGATGGCGTTACCCAGGTCTACATGGATGTTAACGGCACGGCCCTTGTTTGGGTTACTGTGACCATGTTCGGTAAGCCCATGACCTGCCAACTCCCGGTCATGGATCACAAAAACAAGCCCATCTCCAACCCGGATGCCTTCTCGGTAAACACTGCCATCATGCGGTGCATGACCAAGGCACTGGCGCTGCATGGCTTGGGCCTGTACATCTATGCCGGTGAGGATACTCCAGAAGGTGAAGACAAGCCTGAGCCAAAGGCTGAAACAAAGCAAGAATCTAAGCCTCTGGTTTCCACAGATTGGAAACTCCAAGTGAGCAAGGGTGAAGACCAAGCATGGGCAGACAAGGTTTCGGTTGCGGCAACTCAGATGCTGGACAAGACCACGACCAAGGCTGATGTCATGGAGGTCTTCAAGATCAATCGCACCGTCTTCGATCAACTCAAGCTGGTCAGCAAGACAAACTATGACGAACTGATGGTTGTCTTCAAGGACATCAAGGAGAAGCGCCAATGAGTTATCCAAACACCGGGAAGATATCGCCCAACCAGTACAAGAAGAACGACAAGCAACCCGATCACAAGGGATCTATCACCCTTGAGCGGGCGCTCGTGAAGCAGTTGCTTGAAGAGTCTGAGGACGAAGTGACGATCAAGATCAGCGGATGGAATCGCTCAGGACAATATGGCGACTTCATCTCTCTGGCCTACGACTCGTTCAAAAAGCAAGAGGAACAGCCCAAACCCAAGGCTCCTCCTCCCGCTGACGATTCTGATATTCCTTTTTAGGAGAAACAAATGGTAAGAATCTTTTCTGATTTGAATGGAACCGGAGATTTTGTGGTTCAAACCACTTGCTTAGATACTGATACTTTTCTGTCCGAATTTGCGGAAGCGTTTGATTCAGCTGTAATAAAGGCCAACGACGGAGGCATAACAGCAATGGGAGTGCTTCGTAACGCTATGCCAATAGCCTACAAACTGTCTGGCTACAAAGCAGAAAATGTTCAAGAGCAACGCACATTGGTTTGTGGAAATGTTTCTCCCACTTCTTGCGAGGTAGTTGCAAGTGCAGGCCGCTGAACGGCTAGGAGATCTTTGGTGGAACAACAAAGAAAATGCCATCAGCCACAAACTTGACAAGTTGGCTCCAGCGTCCATCACTGGAGAACTATTTGGAATGCTTAGTCACGGCGCCATATTAACGCCCGGGCAAAGGGAGCAACTTGCATGGAGAAAGAGAGATCTCCTAAAAGTTGAAGACAAGATAACTTTTTTTACAACTTGGAAGATAACTATGGAAGCACAAATTGCAGCAGCCGAATGCACAGACCGCGCTAAAGAAGCGGTGCAACGCTTACAGCAAACGATAGATGGCTTTAGGGCCAACATAAAAAATGACTTGTCGTCAATGAAAGCCGCTAGTGAGCGGGTGCAAAACGAGGTGATGCAGATGCAGCAGAAGTACCTCAAGGCTCAGGAAATACTGACCACACCTCAATTTATACAGGCTATTCAGAACGCGGAACGCATGGCTGTTGCTTTGGAATCTATTCAGAAACTCACTGAAACCAAGGTCAGCGTAGCCGTCTTTGGGGGGGGTAGGACAGATGGACACCCTTCAGTTTGAAGCCGTCAAGATTGCCATGAAGCAGGACAAGGAGGGCTATGTCCTGACCCTCCGAGTCCATCCCG